TTACTAAACCTTCTAAGTCTGCTACTCTTTTTACATTACCTTCAAATGGTATTCTAAGAGTATTGTTACCAGTAGCTTTAGTAGCTATCTTACTTAGATACGCTGTATATAACCAATAATCAATTTCCTCAGGTAAAAAAGATGGACAACCAGATATACCAATATTAACGGCATTTTTATCTGCTTCAATCTTAAACGCTATATGTGCTTCTAATACTGTCATGTTTACTTTTACTTAGATTCGATTTCTTGAAGTATAGTCATTTTGATATCCTGATTCTTTTTATCATTTAATGAAGCAATAGCATCTTCTAAACTTCTACCAATGATGTCAGTACCATAGTAATAGATGTTTTTAGACTTACGAATTACATTCTTTGAAATAGCTGCTTCAATAATGTATTGAGTGTCTCTTACTTTGTTGTTTACCCAAATCAAGAAGAACTTATCAGGATTATTTTCAATAAGATCAAATAAACTACTTTCAACTAGCTCATTACTGATATTGTCAGTCTTGTGACCATATAAGCGTAAACATTTGCGCATTTCCTCAATTGACATCTTATTAAATTCAGAGAATGCCTCACGTTTAGCTTTATTTCTTTTGTTAGCTTCTTCAGCTTCAATTTCTTTATTTACAAGAACATAATCATGAGTAGGCTTAAGATTATTGATTCCATTTGCTACTCTTTTGTGTCCTTTTAAAAATAAATATGCAAGTTCATCTTCAGGCCTTTCTGTATGTAAAACTTTATCTCTTGCGCCTAAACCGATTGCATATGTTTTCCAGAATCCACTTTGTGGAGATAAATGTCCTTCTTCATATCCCATTTCTTTCTCCAAACGTCTAGCATCTTCTGGGGTTAAACCAGTATATCTATTACCAGATCTTGTCCAGTAAGTACTGATATAATCTTTACAATTCTTATACTTAGCTATTCCAGCCCATGGATTTGTACGGGCGAATTTTAATATAATATCCATAGTATTTTGTTGTTACACTGCATCTTTGAATCTAAATACATAATCATAACTTATTTTATTTCCTCTTATGGATTTTCTAATAGTTGTAGAATGAATTTTAGTTTCTGCTGCAGCTTCTTTTAAACTGTTAAATTCTTTAATTACATTCAAATCTTTATCAAACATTAATACTTTTTTTGTACGTCTGGCGTTACTTTCGGCAACCGCTTTTCTGTGTTCATCAGAATAATTTAATTTGTGTGTTTCTGACATTCTTTTCTTTGCTTCATCAGAAGCTTTTCTACCTAAAGCTTTTTGTCTTAATTTTTCTTTGGTTTCCTCAGAGTGTTTTCTACCAAAAGTTCCATCACCTCCATCGGTTAAATTATAACCTATTTTTCTATCTCTGCTGTTAAAGAATTTTATGTAATACTTTTCTTTTTCTTTTAACTCCTCGGCATTTTCTGCAAAGTCGATGACTTCTAATGTGAAATTATCTTCTCCATATTTTGCCATGGATTTATGAATAGGAGCAGGTTCTCCGATGCGAGCTTCATACCAATGATGTCTGTATCTAGCACCGGAGCCCTGATTTGTTATTCCTATATAAATTTTATTAGTTATTTTGTTGGTTATCTTATATACTTCGTATGTTCGCATAATAGTAAATTTTTAAAACTCACTATTATAAACGTCAACTTCCATAATAAGTTCCAATTATTTTGAACTAATCTTCGACCTCCATCAACAATTCTCCACATGCCCTGGGGTCACGAAGCATAATACCCATCTCACCTAAGAAGTGAACAGAGTAACCGTCCTTTGCATTAGATCTTACTGTGGATTTATTCTTAGAGTAACCAGTTCCCGGAGCTACCGAACCTGAAGTATTCCAGATAACCATCTCACGATCCTTACGAACAACCTTAACGATATTAGCTTGACCATCACGTCTACCAAGATCCAAGAATGTCATTCTATAAGATTCCAGTGGTTTACCAGATACCGGATGTAACAAACGATTATAAGTAGGATCATCATACAACGGGAAATGTTTCAATGTCAACTCGATGCCATTTGTCATCTTGTATGTTACAAACTGACCACCTAAAACCAAAGCCTGACCAGAACCACTGATAAACTTCGTATCAATCAAGTTCATCGTAGCCGCTTTTTGTTTCAATACACGGTCAAATTCTTTCATACCCATTTCACCAGTTAAAGCAACAAACTTACGTTCGTTAGTACCTAAGATATTGTAAGACAAATCAAACAAGAAGTCTTCCAACAATTCCGGAGTTAACTCAGTGTAGTAACGTCTGTTAGACGGAGCAATCTGTTGCAACAAACCTGCAGGAATGTAAACCGGACGACCATTTGTACCTAACAATGAAGTAGAACCGTCTTTATTTACATTAGACTTAGAGTAAACCATCATTCTCTCACATCTCTTAGACCACTCACGCATTGCCTTCCATTCCTGATAATCAGACCACAAGTAAGAAGTCTTACCAGTTTTAGGATCTTTCAAAGCAATCCAAAGTACTGTAGAATAAGCTGTACCTGTAATATCATAATCCAAGCGAGTCGTAAACAAGAAGTTTCTCATCTTGAAATGAGTATTATAATTCAGGATATCACCCTCTTCACTGTACTCTTCGTAAGCAGAAGCTAAACGAGATACTTGACGACCAGCTAACAAATATTCACCAGGAATATAAGAATTAGATTGACCATCTGCAATGAAACAAGTATAAACCCATTCATTACCATCTTGATAAGGAGCACCAGAAACACGTACTTGATACTCTCTATTATCAAATTCCAAAATTGCACCAGGACCAAACCATTTGTCCTCTAACCACAACATGATAGGTGTGTTACCCAAACCTGCCATAACTGTGCTAGCATTTGCAGTAGTGATTTCTGTTCCCTGCCATTTTGCAGAGCGAATTGTCACAGCTCTATCGCTATCAATCATTACAGACCATTCGTAGTCTCTTTGGTCAATTGTCATTACATTACCAAGACCACCAGTAATCGCATCCAAAGAAGTGCTATAACCATCATCTTTAGAACCGAATACATAAGAAATAACACGGGTTACTTCATACGGTCTAGTAAGCATTGCATTTGAAATCATATTCTCATCAACAAGATCTGAGAACCATTTACCTCTACCGATCTGTAA